GTTGTGTTTGATGACTGCGACAGCATCTTGCTGGACGATGTGAGCCTTAACTTGCTGAAGGGTGCCTTGGACTCAGGCAAGAAGCGTAAAATTAGCTGGTTGTCAGAAAGCTCGAGCCTGCGCCGCGAAGGCATCCCGGACAGTTTTGAATTCAAAGGCAGTGCCATCTTCATTACCAATTTGAAGTTTGACAAGATGAAGAGCCAGAAACTGCGGGACCACTTGGATGCATTGCAAAGCCGATGCCACTACTTGGACCTGACTCTGGACACCATGCATGACAAGATTCTGCGTATCAAGCAAATTGCCAAGGACGGCGTGTTGTTTGCAGACTACGACTTTGAATCCGAAGTGCAAGACGAGATCATTGCGTTCATGGATGCTAACCAGAATCGTCTGCGTGAAATGAGTCTGCGTATGGCTATCAAAATTGCAGACCTGCGCAAGATGAGCATGCTGAACTGGAAGCGTCTGGCAGAAACAACTTGCATGAAAGTAGCATAATATGTTTGAAATTTGGGATGGTGACTTGTTCTTGTATGCTGTGGACACCCAGTACGAAGCAGACGAACAGGCCGAAGCAGGCTTTATTGTAAAAGAAATCAACAAATAATCCTGGGCGCTGGTTGGCTCCGGCCCGGGCTTTTGGCAGGTACCCTTAAAACGGTACCTGTTTTTTTGACTTCTTGCAACAACAAGTGTACACTAGCACAATGAAACATCTTGTTATTGTGCTAGGGCAGTCTGACCCGCTGACTCTTCAATTTCAAATTCGCAACACTCCCGTGGCCAAGTTGTGGGTTAACAGAATGCAGGCCCGTGGAAATTATCCATTAGATCATCCCAAAAGATTTTACGGATTCAACACCCCGGAGCAAGAAAAATCTCGAGCAGTTGATATAATCCAACAATGCATCTCAACAATCAATGCACATTCGCCAATCATCACAAGGCCATTTGAATACACACAGGATTGTTTGAACTATCTTCACAATATATTTGAAAAATATCACGGACTACTGGACCAACAAAATACCCAATACTGGAACACCGCACCTTTGTCAGTACAGCAGGCACTGGCAGAATTAAACATAGCAGTTCACAGATGTGAAACAGCATTGGCCCAGAGCGATCCTCGATTGGTATGTACTTGGTTTGGCATGCCCAAAACTGAAAGATTAAACACCGAATTGCAACAAGAATACGGCACCTCAGAAATCACATTTGGTACAGTGTATTTGAACTACTGCGAAATTGGCAAAACTGCAGAAGATCTAGCACATGACAATGATAAGTACATTGCCGACGAAGCATTCAAACCATTTGATCATTACAGTGCTGATTTTAATGTTCAATTTGGCAATCGTAGCTTGCTTAAGAAATACGCCAACGTTGACAATTATATTCGTCAGCATCAAGACTTTTTTCTTGCACACGGCATAAAAAATGTGTATAATATAAAAGCGCAGCCTTTGCGTTTTCCTGTAGCTGATCTAGAGTACAGTGCCGACAAAAAAGATTTACTACAAAAGATTGCACAAAGACAACATGTGCAACAAGTTACTATACAATGAAACAAGCAACAATAATCATACGAGATGAAGTCAATATCAAGATCGAAGGCCTGGATCTTGACTGTAGAAAGAAACTGGTTAACACATTCAAGTATGAAATTCCTGGGGCAAGATATCAACCCGCAGTGAGACTGGGTCGGTGGGATGGCAAGGTAGCTTACTTTCAATTGGGTGGGTCCAGCTACATCAATCTCTTGCCCGAAATAATTCCTATTCTAGAACAATATGATTATGACATTGAACTGGATGATCAACGTGATTATTCCACTGTGTTTGATTTTGTGCAGGTAACAGAAGATTCATTTGCACACAAAACTTGGCCTCAGGGGCATCCTACTGTGGGTCAACCCATCTTGTTGCGTGACTATCAAGTAGAGATTGTGAACAACTATCTGCAGAATCCGCAGTGCATACAAGAAGTGGCCACAGGCGCAGGCAAAACACTCATGACTGCTGCCTTGAGCAAGAGCGTGGAAGCATATGGTCGCAGTATCATTATTGTACCCAACAAGAGCTTGGTAACACAAACAGAAAAAGACTATGTCAATCTAGGCCTGGATGTGGGCGTGTACTTCGGTGATCAAAAAGACTACGACCGAACCCACACCATATGCACATGGCAAAGTCTAAACAACATGATGAAGAAAACCAAGTCAGGCGAAGCCGAAGTGGACATTCAGGACTTTATCGAAGGCGTGGTTTGTGTGATTGTGGACGAAGTACACATGGCCAAAGCAGATGCCTTAAAAACCTTGCTTACAGGTGTCATGGCTAGAGTGCCAATTCGATGGGGGTTGACAGGAACTGTGCCCAAAGAAAAGTTTGAAAGCCAAAGTCTGCTGGTAAGCCTGGGCCCTGTTATCAGCAAGCTCAGTGCCAGTGAACTACAGGATCGTGGCGTGCTGGCCCAGTGCCATGTGAACATCGTGCAACTGATAGACCATGTGGAATACAGCAACTATCAAAGCGAGCTAAAATACCTGCTAGAAGAGTCAGGTAGATTAGACACCATAGCAGATCTGGTGCGTCGAGTAAACGAAACTGGCAATACCTTAGTGCTGGTTGACCGCACAGAGTGTGGTAGACAACTGGTAGCACGACTGGGAGAAAAAGCTGTGTTTGTGTCCGGAGCAACAAAGGGCACAAAGAGGCAAGAAGAATATGACGAAGTAGCAGATGCCACAGACAAGATCATTGTGGCCACTTATGGTGTGGCTGCTGTGGGTATTAACATACCGCGAATCTTTAATCTTGTGCTGATTGAACCAGGCAAATCATTTGTTAGAGTTATCCAGTCAATTGGACGTGGTATTCGCAAAGCCGAAGACAAAGATCATGTGCAGATCTGGGACATAACCAGCACATGCAAGTTTGCCAAACGCCATCTTACCAAACGCAAACAATTCTACAAAGAAGCCAATTATCCGTTCTCAGCAGAGAAACTAGACTGGATGAAGATCAACTAATGGTTGACTTTGTGGCACAAACACTATATTATTAACACATGCGAATTCTAACACTAGACAACACTTATTATGATCTTGATCATCTGCCTGAAGAAGTAGATGATATGAGATTTGCTATCTTGGATAATTCAAACCCCCAAGATCCTGATTATCATTTCATTCCTTTGATCTTTTTAGAGAGTTTTAACGCTCCTGCACTAGTGTTGAGAATTGGTAATGCCACTATCAAAATGCCCATGGACTGGCAAATTCTAATAGGCGAGCCCGATGTTGGTGATCTAGAGGTATTGCCGTTGACCAGTATCAACGATCGCGGATTCAAGGTGTTTCAATTCAATCCGCTTACTAGCTACAGACCCAGTTTTCCAGACATTGAAATTCTGGATGTTTACCATGAAGTAAACTGGTATGCACCCAAATTAAAAAATGGGCAGATGCTGGCAGTGCCTCTGAATGATGATGCAGAACCTGACTGTGTGTACTTTGTCAAAGACGTCAGCCGCAATTGTGAAATCGTGGACTACAACAAGGCTTGGTAATGTACACAGAACCTCAGTTATTTGAAACACTTGCTCGCCTGGTCAGGATATATGCGGAAAGCTATCCTGACGATCGAGAAGGACTAGAACGATTCTTGCACTGGGCACATGCACAATACGGTTACACATATGGGCCAGCTTAAACCAGGCGCAACCTACATTTACGAACGGGTCGGCGACACTGTGTTCAGAAGAGAGTCTGGTGCCCTGGACCGTGAAGTAGTCGGCTACGACGCCCGCACCATTGATGGCAGACCGTTGGTTGATCATATACAGGAAGAAAAACTGTGGGGTCAGATTAGACAAGCTGCCCGGACCAATCCTGCTTTACAAGATGCATTAGAACGTGCTATAATGATTTACCAACTTAGTAAAACCAATGAGTGATAAACTACATATTGGCAACGAAATGCGCCAACTGGATCTCAAGAACAGAGACTTCTACGACAGCTTAGATACGGAAGAACGCAAGAAGTTTAGCACATTTCTCATGATACGCTGGAGCAGTGCAGTAGAAGGCTCCCGCGAACTACAAGAGTATTATGTACAAAGTGCCAATCACTATGTGAACAAGCATTTCTTTACACTCAGCAAGCACCCCAAACTGCAATGGTTGTGTGCAACTGCTGCAAGCCCGGGCATGGGTGCGCTACGTCATAACTGGATTGCGCCCAAAAAGAAAGAAGCAGGTGCCGGCACCAAACGCAAAGCACTGGCCGCAATGTTTCCGCACTACAAAGACGATGAGATCGACGTCATGATGCAGATAGTCTCACAAAAAGAAATTGACGCTTATCACAAGAGTACTGGCCTTGATAAGAAATGATTCAACAGTTAGTGGTCAATGGTTGCAGTTACATGGACATGTACGCTCAAGGTGGCGGCCATGTTGATCTAGCACAACAACTTGGTATTGCCAATTGTTTCAGCCTAGCCATTGGCGGTAGTGCAAACTCTCGTATTATACGTACCACTCTCAAACACAGTTATCAAACCACAGTGCCCACGTTTTATTTACTGGGTATGACATTCCTTAGCAGGCTTGAATGGCCTATTTTGTATCAAGATACCACTCGTGAGTTTGAAGGGGTATGGACCAACCCTCAAAATCAACAATTTCAAAATCAATGGGTGCCACACTGGACTGATCAGGACACCAAACAATGGATAAAACTCAAGCTCAAAAGTGAACTTCATAGCATTACAGATCGATTGGAAGATCTAATGTACCGCATGTTGAGTTTGCAGGACAGTTTGATTGCTCGCGGCCACCGTGTGCTGATGTATCAACAAGCAGACAACATTTATCAGGAATTCCTTGAAGATTCTCGTTTTGAACTTTTAAAAAACAATACGGGCATCAAAGACGGGTTTGCCTGGCGATCAATTGCGTGGCAACACATGCATAAAGTTGCTGCCACAATCTATTCCGAAGGAAGTCAATATGTGCCATCAGACATGACTCATCCACTTGCTGGACATCATTTGATGATCAATACTCATTTGACACAGTACATTAAAGATAGTAAACTACTAGCATGACATTTGCATGTGCTTACTGCAAGAAAACTTTTGTAAAGGAAACTTCTATTGAAGTGCATGTGTGCGAGCCCAAACGCCGTGCATTACAAAAGGACGATCCCGGAGTCAGGCTTGGGTTTCAAGCATATCTGCGATTCTACGAAACCATGCAAGGATCGTCCCGTAACAAAACCTACGAAGACTTTGCTGGATCAGCCTACTATCGAGCCTTTGTGAAATTTGGGCGTTACTGCGTGGACACTCGCACAATCAATCCAGCTCAGTTCATGCTGTGGCTATTAAAGGCACAGAAAAAGATTGACTACTGGTGCAGTGACAAAGTCTATACAGAATACTTGCTGTACTATCTACAAATAGAAGCAGTGGATGATGCACTGGCTCGAGCAATTGAATACAGCTTGACCTGGCAAGAAAACACAGGCCATCCTGCACATGACTGTTTGCGTTATGGTAATACCAATGCAGCATGCCATGCAATAACGTCAGGACGGATAAGTCCATGGGTGATTTACAACTCGGAATCAGGACAAAAGTTTTTGAGCGGCCTGGATCCCACTCAGGTGGCCATGATCTGGAGCTACATTGATTCAGATGTATGGCAAAAACGTTTTAGAGATCGTTCCGAAGATCAAGCATATGCACAAGAAATTTTAACCAAGGCAGGATGGTAACATGATTAACACTATTATGAATGGGGCAGGAATAAATGTTATTGCCAGCGGTTCCTCGACGCCCTATATTGACATGACTCGAACCAGTGCTGGCATGGTCCGATACAACAATAACAATGTTGAAGTTTATGACGGCAACTCTTGGATAATAATGTCCAGCGGCATGGTCCAGGTCAGTCTTGATGGGGTGACCTTGGAATCCTTACAATGGGTTCGCCGCAAAATGACTGAAGAAAAGCGTCTTGAAGAATTAGCGAAGACTCATCCCACAGTGGCTGATGCCTTGTTGACTAGAGACCGTGCAGAAGATGCACTAAAAATTACTGTAGCATTGTGTGACACTAAATGAGCGCGGACATTGACATTGACGTGCCCAACAGAGATGCTGTGTTGCAACTGATACAGCATGTGCCTGCACAACAAAGCACTGGACGTAGACACAACTCAGGCATATATGTCACAGACATTCCACGAGATGCAGTCAACGGGCATGCAGCATTAGACTACGAGTCAGCAGAACAGCGAGGTTACTTCAAGATAGACCTGCTGAACATGAGTGTTTACAACTTGGTTCAAAGCCCCGAACACTACGAAGCACTACTGGCACAAGAGCCCAATTGGCAACGATTATGTACTGACACAGCCTGGGCCAGCCAACTGGTACACGTGGGCAATTATGTGGATTTGTTAAAGATAATGAAACCTGATTCAATACCTAGAATGGCTGCTTTTATCAGTATCATTAGACCAGGCAAAGCACATCTACAGCGTCGGCCCTGGGATCAGGTGTTTGCTGAAGTATGGAATGGTGATGATTCACGGGGTTACACTTTTAAAAAGGCACATGCTATCAGCTACGCTGCCTTGGTGGCCCTGCACATGAATTTACTCAATACGCCTGACCAAGGTAATTGATTTTCGTTTGGATTTTTTACGAGCAATATCCATAAGGCTACAAATGGGACCGTGTAAAATTTCCAGGTCCTTGTTGGCAAATGTTCTCAAAGTCACACGAAATTGATCCCACTCTTTACGCAAGAAAATGTTTATAGGAATGCTTCTGTTGCTTTCCCACCACCAAGTACTTGCCAGTTCCAAAAATAACATCTTGTCAGACTGATCTGTAACAGATCCAAAGTCGTAAATAGTTGTCACAATGTCATCACGATTTTGTACCACTCCCACATACTCTTGATTTGCGTAAACGCACAAGGTAATAAAGGGGTACTTTTCCGTCAGTTTTTCAAATATGTTATTGCCCATCAGGGTTATTTATTAGCAGCTAAATAGAGTAATGTATTCCACCACCGTTTATCTTTACCAACAAATTACCCGAGTGTTATTGGTCAACACTGATGGTGGCTACTTCACAGCAAGGTATGATCCAGTGTACGCAAAATCTCTAACCATCAACAAAGGCGTGGACAATGTTCTCTTGTTTGAGTTCATTAACCAAGACCAAAAACCTGTAAATATCACAGGTAGCACGTTTGTTTTCCGTGTGATCAACCAGGCCGGCGACGAGCTGCTGGTACAAAAGGACTGCGAAGTGTTGAGTGCTACCACAGGGCGTGTTAAAGTGGTTCTAGACACCACTGACACCATCAACATACAAGCACAGCCTGCCAGCTACAGCATTGAACGCA